CAGCAGCAACAGGTGCGCCTAGCTATTTTAGCTATAATGGCTCAGACGCTAGTGGAGATCAGAAGATCATTGTGTATCCTACTCCTAATGGTTCTTATACGCTTAAGTTTGATGCTATTGTGCGTGAAGCAGAACTTACCTTAGCCGCAGACACAACTAAGCTACCTACACAGCCTATTATTATGATAGCATGGGCAATGGCTACTAGAGAAAGAGGAGAGACTGGCGGCACTGCTGCTCAAGAACTATTTGGCCTTGCTGATAGGTACTTAGGCGATGCTATTGCTCTAGACGCTACACGCTATCAAGCAGACCTTACTTGGAGAGTTGTTTAATGGCTCAACAGCTACAGAGTGTCTCTATTGCTGCTCCTGGCTTCTTTGGGATGAACACCCAAGATAGCCCTGTAGAAAGCCCTCCTAGATTTGCCTCTATTGCGCTTAACTGTGTCATTGACCAGTATGGGCGTGTAGGAGCGCGTAAGGGCTATTCATATATTACTACTAACGCTACTGCTATCTCTGGCGGCAATGGTCTTACAACAATCTATGAGTACATAAAGAAGTCTGACGGGACTAAAGTAGTATTCTCTACTGGTAATAATAAACTATTAACAGGCACTGTTACTCTTGTTGATGCAACACCAGCAAGTTACACAATTACAGCAGAAGACTGGAAGATAGTAGAACTTAATGAGAAGGTCTATTTCTTTCAGCGTGGATATGAGCCTTGTGTGTATAGCGAAGGCACAGGAACTATTCAGAAGATGTCAGCAGTTTCAGGAAGCGCAGGCACTCCACCACAGGCTAATGAGGCTTTAGGAGCTTTTGGTAGATTGTTTGTAGCAGACTTTACTACCGATAAACATACTATTTATTGGTCTGATCTTTTACAAGGACACAAGTGGACTGGCGGCAGCTCAGGCTCTATAGATATTAACAAAGTATGGCCTCGTGGAGCTGATGAGATAGTAGCTTTAGCGCAACACAATAACTTCCTTGTTATTATGGGGCGTAGGTCTACTATTATCTATGGTGGTGCTAACGACCCTAGCACTATGGCGGTTACAGACATTATAGATAATGTAGGGTGTATCGCTAGAGACTCTGTGCAGAATACAGGCGCAGACATCTTGTTCCTTAGTGAGCATGGTGTACAAAGTCTTGGTAGATTGATACAAGAGAAATCAGCAATACTTAAAGATATATCACGCAATGTTCGTAATGATATTACTAATTATATTACTCTAGAGACAGGCATAATCAAGTCAGTTTACTCTACTGTAGAGGCATTCTACTTAGTAACCTTTCCCTATAGCGGTATTACCTATTGCTTTGACATGAGAGGAATGCTGGAGGACGGCTCTGCAAGAACCACTATATGGAATAAGATAGAGCCTCAGTGCTTCCATGTTAATAAAGCAGGTAATCTATACATGGGTCATGCTAACGGTATTACTCTATTTGATGAGTATAACGATGGCACAGCTACCTACTCAATGGAATACTTCTCTAATCCAATGTCGTTTGGGAATGCTACAACATTAAAGTTTGTAAAGAAGATAGCCATGACAATTATTGGTGGAGCAGGTGCAATAACTAACCTCCAGTGGGCATACGATTACTTGTTCAACTATCGCAGTAGTGCATACACGCTCTCTAGTGGTTCTATAGCTGAGTATAATGTAGCTGAGTTTAACGTAGGGGAATACTCTACTGGTGTTGTTATTACAAGACCTTCTATTAACGCTTCTGGTAGTGGCTTTGTAGCTACAATTGGGATCACTTCTGAGATTGACGGAGCTGCTTTGTCTATTCAACAAATTGATGTTCTAGCCCTAATGGGGAGATTAGTATGACTTTAGATCAACTTCTCGGTATTACAAACATGGGAGGAGCAGCTGCTCTTTCTAATCTGGGTATTAAAGAGGCTAGGGATGCTGGGACTGCTCAACAGACAGCCCTAACAGATATGGCTAATAAGTATCAAAGCGATATTCAGTTTAAGCCATATACAGTAACAGGAGCTACTGGGTCTAGCACCTTTGCTCCTGGTGGCGGCTCAAGTACGCTATCTCCTCAGCTACAAGCAATGATGCAGCAACTCCTTACATCTAGTGGTGGTATGTTTAGTGGAGCTGCACAGCCTATTGACCAGAGAGCTATGGATGTAACTGCTCAGTTGGAAGCTGCAAGCGCACCTTCTAGACAACGAGAATACTTAAGTATGGAGCAGAGGCTCTTTAATCAAGGCAGAGGCGGTTTACAGACTGCTCAATACGGAGGCGCACCTGAACAGTTTGCCTTTGCTAAAGCCTTAGAAGAACAGAGGGCGCAGAATGCTCTTATGGGCCGTACACAAGCAATGAATGAGCAGACTCAACAACTTAACATTGGTCAAGGACTCTTTAATAATGCCTTTGTACCACAACAACAGATGAATATGCAGACACAAGTAAACACTCCTTTTGCCGAGTTGATTAATAGAGCACAACAACAAGGTGCTGTAACTGGTGGCGAACTGGCTGGACAGGGTACACAGGCTAGGATTGCTGGTGAAACACAGGCAAACAACTTGCGTCAAGTACAGTTACAGGGGCTTCTTGATGCTTTAAATGCTCCTGCTGGTGGTGGTACTTCATTCCTCGGTAGCCTGCTTGGTAAGTTATTTGGTGGAGGCACTAGCAGCACACCTGCTGGCTTTGTAACGCCTACTGCTGCACAACAGAATGCTGCGCTTAATCTCCCATAAGGTAACTGATAATGGCTAACGAACTATTACAAGGTTTACTCTCTAATCTGCTTACACCAGTTGATCCAAGAGAGGCTCAGAGAGCTGAAGGTGCTAGGCTTGTATCTATGATGGGTACGCCTGGTGCTGCTGCTACCTACTATGCCCCACAGCGAGCTGCTGACTTCACTAAAGGTCTAGGGCAGTTGTTCGGTATGGATCAAAGAACATCAGCGGATAAGCTACGAGATCAACTTACTAAACAAGCTCCTGACTTGTCTACTTCTGCTGGTCTTAGGCAGTTAGCGCAGTTAGCTGAACAGTCAGGTGATAAGAACACTGCTGCTCAACTAAGCCTGCAAGCTGCTATGCTGGCTACTCAAGAGGCTCAGGCGGCTAAGGTAACTACTGATGCTGCTACAGAAAAAACACTTGCAGCAAAACAATTAACAGACTCAAGAAGTGGACTTGTTAATATACTAAACGCATCTGATATGCCTTTAGCAAAACGAGCAAACTTTACAGCAGCTATTAATAAAGGTACTTTTGATGGTAAAGCTAATGACATTTTAAAAGCTGCTTTTCCTGAAGGAAACGATAAATACAAAGTAGTAGGAAATAATATCTTTGATAATGAGAATGGAACATGGCTAACTCCTCCAAAAGCAGAAGCAGGAGTAGGCTCTTCTGCATCAGACACAGCCCCTCTTGACCCAAGTGATTATGATTCTAAATCGTGGGCAGATTTTACTTTAGCTAATGGAAGAGCGCAAACAGCAGAAGCGCAACAAGCTGCACTTAACTTATTAAAACCTAAAGCTGAAGCAGGCAAAGAATGGCGTGTCATAGGGGATAGGACATTTATGTATCCTATTGCAGGCTCAGAAGCAGCAATAAAGATTACCGGACAAGTGGCGGCTGCTAATCAATCTGGGTTTACTGGGAAAAGAACAACAGCTAACTCTATTACTGTTATAGATAGGGCGTTAGAAGCACTCACAAGCGGAGACGCTTCAGTTGGTTTAGGTGGTTTAATTCTTAGCGTTATTCCTAATACTAATGAATTTAATCTTAAAGGGGATATAGAAACTGTCCTTGCTAATCTTGGCATAACACAGTTGCAAGAAATGAGAGCTGCGAGTGTCAACGGAGCTAGTGGCTTTGGACAACTAACACAGAAAGAGTTAGAACGTCTTGAAGCCCGTATACGTAACTTAAGTAGAGGACAAACCAGAAATCAGCTTGTAGATAACTTGCTTGCTATTAAAGAAGAGTTTGCAACAATTGGCGGAAGGGCAAAAGATGACTGGACGGTTGATTCATGGCTTGGTATTCCCTCAACAACTTATACCATTGTAGAGGAGTAAGTAATGCCAATATTTAAGATAACTGATCCTAAGACGGGTAGGACTATTCGTGTAGAAGGCGCAGTGCCTCCAGCACCTGCTGACATTGATAGACTGTTTGCACAAGCCCCTGCTGCTGTGCCTCCCCCGCAACAAACAACACAGATGCAAACAGCTCCCCCGCCTGCTATGAATAAACCATTAGCACTCTTAAACGAGACTCTTACTGGGTTTAATCGTTCTGCTGCTGGTGTTGCTGATTTTGCTATGAGTCCTTATCGAGCATATAAAGAGCTTACAGGCGACCCTGTTCCTACTTTAGAGTCCTTAGTTCCACGTAAGGGCGTGTATGCTGGAGAAGGGCTAGGTACTAATATAGCTTCTGCTACAGGTGAGCTTCTTCCAATGGCTATGACTATACCTGTTGCTGCTAGGTACGCAGTAACTAACTTACTAGATGATGCTGCTAGGTATGGTGAGTCAGCATGGCGTGGAATACTAAGACAAGTAGGAGGTAGTACACCAGTAGATGACGCATTAGCTACTTTTACTTCTGCTGTTGGCGCACAAACTGCCGGAACTGTAGCAGCTAAAGTAGGAGGTGAAGAATACAGAAAAACAGGAGAAATGGTAGGAGGAGTATTTCTGCCTATGTCGCTTGCACCTGTCTTAAACCGCCTCACACGATTAGTAGAGCCTTTGGTGAGAGAAGCTGCTCCAACTGTAACTGAATTAAAAGGAGCATCTCGCGTCCTCTATAAGCAGGTAGAGGATTTAGGTATTATATACTCTGAGCAAGCTACTCAAAGAATAGCAAAAGACCTTGAAGATATAGCTGTAAGTGAGTCGCTTACTAACTTTAGAGGAGAAACTGCCTTAGCTACTCAGTATACTAAAATACGCAATGTACTCACCCAACCAGGGGAGTTTAACGGAACTACTTTTAGCGTGTTAGACAAAGCAAGAGCTGCCTTTAAAGACGTAGGGGCTGGTACAGATAATGAAGCGCGTATTGCAAGAATGATGTCTGAGAAGATTGATGATTGGCTACTTAGTACCTCCGCTGATGATGTTGCTGGCTTCTCTAACTATAGCGGAGCGCAGCAAGCACTTCCAGGCCCTGCTTCCTTTTCTGCACTTCCTGTAGCTGAGAAAGACTCTGTAAGAGTTACTTTAAGCACTGCACGTTCTTTATGGCGCAGAGCTAAAGCAGGAGAACTGGTAGAAGGCACAATAAAAGACGCTACCTTAGCCTCTCTAGGAGGGCAAGGACAGCCTTTTGAGAAAGTAGTAGTTGAGAATCTAAGAAATTTATTACGCAATGAGAAGACTGCTCTTACCTTTTCTAAGGAGGAAAGAGCGCAGATTGCTGAAACTATTAAAGGAGGAGGGCTTAGAAATCAACTAGAGTTACTAACAAAGGTTGGCGTAAAATCAGCCGACCTTATAAAAGGAACTCTTATGGGGCTTACAGGTGCAGCCTTATTTAGTCCTGCTCCTCTTAATGCTGCAGCAGTTGGTGCTGGTGGGCTATTGGCAGGGGGCGCGGTGCTTAGTAAAGCTGCGCAAACTATAGCAACACGTATCCTAAAAACTGATATACATACACTTGATGCCTTTATCAAAGCAGGGCCGAACGCTCAAGAAATCACTCGCATATATATGAGTAGAGTACCTGTTAAAGACAGGAAGTCTGCTGAGTTATCTGCGCTCTTTAAGGTAAACGGGGCTGATCTATCAAAACTAGCAGCACTGCCTATGGCTAAGTCTCCTATCATATCTGATGCTATAGCTTTCGCACAGGCGTGGAGTCAAGCAGAAACGGAAGAAGCTGCGCAAACAAAGCAGTAGACAAAAAGAAGCCCCTAAGTAGATTGTCCGGTAAGGGGCTACTTAGAGGCTTAAGCGTCTTCTACTACGGGAACTGGTGTGTATTCACTGCCCTCAGACGTGCTAAATACCACTCCGCCTTGTCTAAGTCTTGTGTAGGCTTACCCTTGTAGGCATAACGCCATAGGTACTTTAGTGCATTACCCTTCAGGTAGCCTTTAAACTCTTCTGGGGACATTGACGCTTCTATGGCTTCTATGGCCTCTACCTTGCCTGAGTTGTAATGCGCAGGCTTATGTACCTCATCATATAAACACACCTTATCTTCCATAAAGTCCGTAGAAGATATGTTACGCTTATGGGCAAAGTCATCCCATTCTTTAGCTGTTCCTACCATATTTCTTCCTTAGATACTCTAGGCTGATTGGCATCTCGTC